TCAATCTGGCAGTAATCTTCCTGGGCTAGACTCACGCGAGGAAGACTTAGATGTAGCAGAGAAACAAGACGCCGACATGGAGGCCTACGAGGCCGAGTTGGGACTTGACCCAGATGAGGTAGAAGAAGAACTTATTGAATTAGAAGACGGCTCTGTTGTAGTCAACTTCCAAGAAAAGAAATCACCAAACCAAGACCCAGAGTTTTATGAAAACCTGGCCGAAGTGTTTGATGAGGATGTATTGCAGTCACTTGGCACTGAATTTTTAGACTTTATTGATGTTGATAAAGAGGCTCGCTCTGAGCGTGACAAGCAGTACGAAGAAGGATTACGCCGTACCGGTTTAGGTAAGGACGCACCTGGAGGCGCAACCTTTGATGGAGCCTCTAAAGTCGTTCACCCTGTTATGGCTGAGGCATGCGTTGACTTTGCTGCCTCTGCCTCCAAAGAACTGCTGCCTTGTGATGGTTTGGTAAAGACCGACATCAAGGGTGAGGCAGATCAGATTAAACAACAAACAGCCGAGCGTAAAGCTAACTTTATGAACTGGCAGCTCACGGAGCAGATCCCTGAGTACCGCGACGAGATGGAACAGTTGTTTACTCAATTGCCGCTCGGTGGTTCACAGTTTTTAAAATGGCGCTTTGATCAAGAACAACGTCGCCCTACTTGCGAGTGGGTAGCAATTGACAACATTTTGTTGCCATATTCTTCTACAAACTTTTACACATCCCCACGCGTAACTGAAGTACAAGACATTACAGAAGATACATATCTGCAGCGTATTGAGGCCGGTATCTATCGTGACGTAGACAATCTTAACTATTCGTCTGACGCACCGTTAAATGATCAGACCCGTTCAGAAAAAGCAAACAACAAGATTGAGGGCAAATCAGAGCCTTCTAAAAACATTGACGGTTTGCGTCGTATTTATGAGATCACCTGCTTTATTCGTTTAGAAGACGATCCATTAACAGAAGGACGCCGCGCCCCATACATTTTAACAATTGACGAGTCATCTTCTAAGGTACTCGGACTATATCGCAACTGGGAAGCTAACGATGACAAACTCGAGAAACTGGATTGGTATGTTGAGTTCAAATTCATTCCTTGGCGCGGTGCTTATGCTATTGGCCTCCCCCATCTTATTGGTGGGCTCTCTGCTGCTCTTACTGGTTCTCTACGTGCTTTGCTTGATGCTGCTCATATCAACAACAGCCAGACAATGCTTAAGCTCAAAGGTGGACGCATTGGTGGCCAAAGTGACAGAATTGAACCAACACAAGTAGTAGAGATTGAAGGCGCCCCTGGCGTTGACGATGTACGTAAGATCGCAATGCCAATGCCTTTTAACCCGCCATCATCTGTATTGATGAATTTGTTGGGTTGGCTAACAGACGCAGCAAAAGGCGTAGTAACAACAGCCGAAGAAAAAATTGGCGAAGCAAACAACAACATGCCTGTTGGCACAGCCCAGGCATTGATTGAGCAAGGCGCAAAAGTATTCTCTGCGATCCACGCCCGCATGCACCGCAGCCAGGCAAAATCACTGGCGATTATATCCCGTCTAAACCACTGGTACTTAGATGAGATGGACAATCAGTCCGGCCAAGAGATTAAGGTTCGTGACTTTGCATCAAACAACGACATCCGCCCTGTTTCAGACCCTAACATTTTTTCTGAGACACAGCGTGTGGCACAAAACCAGGCCTTGCTGCAAATGGCAAGCTCCGCGCCCCCTGGTATGTTTGACATGCGCGGTATCTATCGCCGCGTACTGGAACAGCTTAAGGTTCCTAACATTGAGGAAGTATTACCTAACCCAATGGGTGCAAATGAGTCTAATCCAGCATTAGAGAACGTCTCTATGACTATGGGCCGTCCTGCTGCTGCTTACCCAGACCAAGACCACATTGCCCACATTAAGATTCACTTAGACTATGCAAATAATCCAGCTTACGGCGGTAACCCTGTTATTGGGCCTACTTTTACTCCTCATGCTTTAGAGCACATCAAGCAACACTTAACACTGCACTATCTGCAGTCTATGCGTGCCTATGTAGCACAGGCATCCGGTGGCAAGGATACACTTGATCTGCATCAAGAAAAGCCATTAGACTTAGATGCCCAGCAGGCACTTGCACTAGCGTCACAAATGGTAGGCCAGGACGCACAACAAAACATGGCGCAGTACGTACAACATATTCAGGCACTTGCACAAAAAGTGGCACAGGCTCAGCAGCATCAGCAAGAAGCCGCTGCAAACGCCGATCCAACCGCTCAGGTATTGCTCAAGACCCAGATGGCTGAGACTCAGCGTAAACAGCAAGAGTCTCAGATGCAGATGCAGTTTAATAACCAAAAACAATCTCAAGAGTATCAGCTTAAAATTGCCGAGCTACAACAAAAAGTTCAAGAGCTACAGGCTAAGTACAGCACACAGACTAACATTGATAGCCAGCGTAACGCTACTGACATTGCTATGGCAAACATTAACAACGCGGCAAAAGAGCGTGTTGCTATGATTACCGCCGGTGCCCAGATGAATCAGCAACAGGCACAGCTTGAGGCCGAACAGAATATGTCTGCCATGGAGGCAACTACTGCCGCCGAGAACGACATCCGCCAGCATGGCCTGGCTGTACAGCAACAAGCGTTTGAGCAACAAGCGCAGCAGGTTCAAAAACAAATTGAAATGCAACAAGGGCAGCAGCAACACGCCCAAGAATTGCAACAAAACGCTCAGCAGCATGCACAGGGCCTGCAACAAGCTGACCAGCAGCACCAGCAACAAATGGCCCAAATGCAGCAACAACAAGAACAACAACCACAAACCCCTGAAGGACAATAAAATGGCAGACCAATTAGGTTTTCGCAAAACATACAAAATGACAGGCACCCCTGGTTTTGGCGGCGGCCCAGATCAAAAAGTTGAAAAAGGCCCATCAGGCTCTAAGCGTGCCAATAATGCAGTCCTTAACCAAAACAAGGTTAAGTCAAGCAAAGTTGGCCCAGATAAGAACCTGAACGAAATCGGCGGCGGCAACTTCTATTAATTGTTTTAGGGCGGATTTCGCGCCCTATTTGCATTATTATTAGTATGAAAGACTTTTTGTCAGAAATTATTGCGCGAACGCGCGACGAACAAACAAAATTGGCGGATACTCTCACCGCTGGCTCTAATGTTAATTCCTTTGATGACTATCAACGATTAGTTGGTAGGTATGAAGGATTTAAGGCTGTACAAGACATTATTAACGAAATTTTGAGAGAAGATGAAGAAGACCTGTAAAGGTTATAGGGAGCACTGAACAGTGTTTGATTTAAAAAGCAAAGAAGAGCCAGATACAAGATCGGAAGAAGAATGTTTTCCAATTATTGATACTGGTATTGAAGTAGCTGGAGACCGTGTTTTAGTACAACTACGACGCGAAAAGTCAACCAGTAAAGGTGGAATCATCCTAGTAGATGAGACCAGACAAACGTTACGTTTCAATGAGACAGTTGCAAAAGTGATCCAAGTAGGTCCTTTAGCATACCGTAATCTAGATACTGAATTAACCCCATGGCCAGAAGGTCCCTGGTGTAAAGAAGGCGATCTAGTGCGCACCATTAAGTACGGCGGTGACCGTTTTGTTGTTAATCCTGATGATGAGGGCGCCCCAGTGGTGTTTATCACTCTTCAGGCACGTGAAATCATCTCTCGCATCAAGAATTTTGAGTATGCGCAGAAGATGAAGGCGTTTATAGACTAATTTTGAAAGAAAATTATGGCAGAAAATGAAAAAGACGTCCCCGTCTCAGAACAAGAAGACGGTTCGGCACTGGTAAGTGTCGATCTTCCAGACGAAATTGAGGTTGTGGAAGAAAAAGAAGGTGGTAGAGTAGAATCTTCTGACAATGGGCACGACGATGAGCACGATGACGAGCCCAACGAAGGTGAAACAGCAGAAGAACGTGAGAAAATTCGCGAGGCACGGCGTGAAGAGCGCAAGCTAAAGAAAGAATTAGCTAAACAACGCGAATACACCGCACGAAACAAAATTAGTGCACTTGAGAAACGCAACGAAGAACTGGCCAG